CGGTTTCATTCGGTTTGTGGTTTGGCACCACGGCGGCAATCACACAGGCAACCGTTGTCACGCCTTGGTCAATGTCCACGCAGCTGCAAAGCGGGTCAGTGATGACCGGCTTCCGCAACGTGGCGCTCACAAGCGGTTCGGCTGCATCCAACGTGATCTCGGTTGCATCGTATTACTGGGCAACGGCGGCGGGTGCTGCACTAGTAACGGGTGGCCCGATTGATCTTGAGGGGTCGCTCATTATCCCTCCCGGCTCGTATGTGGCCTTGGGCGGTTCGTCTGCTTTGACCTCGGCAACTTGGATCGGCTCGCTTCAGTGGATCGAAATTCCAGTCTGATGAATTAGCTTTTTCCGGGGGGCTGGTTGAGGGAATGACATGAGCATCGACGAATTGATTGTCATTCTTGAAAACCGGCTTGCGCACAATGCAAGGATGCGTGAAGGCGCTGTTTTGCGCGGGGACGTTGACCTTGTATCGCGCATTGACGCTGACACGGCAACAACTGAGGCAAGCCTTGCGGCGCTGCGGGCGCTTTTGCCCTGAACAGGGCGGCTAGAACATGCTTACACTTTGGTTTGTAACCGGGTTCCTGGCTAGTGCTGGGGAGGTTGTTGAACCTCCCGCACCTGCAAGCAATGTCGCAATTGGCGGCGGGGCATTTGCCCTAGACGACAGGGATATTGAGCGCATCCAAAGGGCATTGTTCCCGGAGGATTACCCAACCAAGCGCAAGAAAAAACAAATCATCCGGCTTGAAAAGCTGGCAACGGAAATTCTGAACGAATTTCGGCCTATCGACCTTGCGCCATATGACATGGCATTGGTCAAACAAGCGGTTGAAGCAATAAATATGCCAGTTTCCATAATTCGTGAAAAGCCACGGATTGCGGTCGAGGCGCTTTTGGCAGAAGCACAAAGGCTGGCAATCGAGGAAGATGACGAGGAAGTGCTTGCACTGTTCCTTTTGGCATAGGAGAGACTAACATGGGTTTGTTCAACGGTCCAAATTCGGACCACACAATCTGGAACTATGCAGCGGCTGCCTCGGGCATTGTCAACACCACAACGGCGGTTACGATCAAGACGGCAGCGGGTGCTGGTTTCCGAAATTACATCACAAACATTCAGGTGTCCCATGCCGCGCTAGGCGCGGCAACGGAATTGGCCATCCGTGATGGCGCGGGCGGCACGGTTCTTTGGCGTATGACGCTAGCAACCACGGCCAATGAAAACATATCAATCAATTTCCGCACGCCAATTCAGGGCAGCGTCAACACCCTGCTTGAAGTGGTAACGCTTACGGCAACGGTCACAGGCGGCGTGTATGCCAACGCGCAGGGATATGTTGGCCAGTGAAGCCAAGAGAACAATTCCTGGCCCAAGAAGCCGAAAGGCTGAAAGCCGATATTATCCTCAATGAAGCCTTGGCCGAAATGCGCCGCGATGCTCTTGAGGATTTGATAAATACGGATGCCGCGATGATGGAAAATATCATCATGGCACAGGCCAAAGTAAAGGCCATTGACGGATTGCTGACCCAGCTTGAGCGGTACATCACCGCAAAGCCGGAAGCATAACGGCCCGCTTAGTCGGTCACCGTTCAACCCCCGCGCGTGAAGCGCCATAGTTCATAGATGGACCCTTAAAACATGACTGATAGCGTCAGCGCTAATGCGCCCGCTAGCAGCGCCCCCGTAGCCCTGTCCTTTGAACAGGGTGTCGCGGCGATTGCTGGCATACTCGATGAGCCGGAAAACAAACCGTCACCATCGAAGGGAAATGTCCAGAATGCCGAGAAAAGCCGACCCGCAGAAGCGAGTGAAACACCCGCCGAAGACGGAACGGCAAACGCGGAAGCCCCCGAAATTGAAGCCGTTGAGGCCGAAAGCCCCGAAGACGCTGAACCAGATGCTGATGATACAGAACGCGAGACCATAGAACTCGCGGATGACGTTGAAATCGAACTGGAAGAAGGCAAGCGGGTCACTTTAGCGGAACTCAAGGCCGAGTTTGGGAAGACACAGGAACGTGTCGCAGGCGTCCAGCGTGCATCAGAGCAGAAGTTGCAGGAAGCCGCAGCACTTCGCCGCGAGGCGGAAGACCACGGCAACCGCATCATCGAACAAGCACAGCAGTTAAAGCAGCAGCGTGAATTGCTTGAAGCATTCGCCCAAGCCGTCATGCCACAGCCGCCCCAGATGCCCAATGTATCGGCAAGTGACGACCCCGTAGCGTGGTCGATCTACTCCGAACAGAAGGCGCAATACGACAATTTCGCGCAATGGGCCAATTGGTTCCAGAGCCAGAAGGCCGATGAAGCCCGACAGGCTCAAGAACAATTTCACCGCGAAATGCCAAAACGTATTGAAACTGAGCGGTCCAGGTTGCTCGAACTTCGCCCGTCACTGAAAGACCCGAAGATAGCGGAACAGGCCAAGGCAGACATTGCCTCTGTTGCGTCAAAGTACGGTTTTCCAGCCGAGGAAGTTGGCACCGTGACAGACAGCAGGATTGTAAACCTGCTTCTGGATTTGGCCGATTATCACAAGATCAAGGCTGGCCTGCCTGCGGCGAAAGCCAAGGTGCAAGCCGCGGCCCCGCTTGTGAAGGCAAGCAAACGCCAAGCTGCAACCGACACCAAGCAAAAAGACTTTCAGGCAAGCGTGAACCGTTTGCGGAAATCCCGTTCGCTTGGTGATCTTACTGCCGTGCTCGAAAAAATGGACATTTAACCCCATCAAGGAGCATCAATCATGGCACAGGTATCGAATACGTTCGAAACCTTCGACGCCGCTGGTAACCGAGAGGTACTTGCGGACAAAATTTGGATGACGACTCCAGAAGAGACGCCATTCCTTTCACTCATTGGCCGCAAGTCTGTTTCCGGTGTCAAGCCGGAATGGCAGATCGACGCGCTCAAGACTCCAGACCTCAACAACAACGTTCCAGAAGGCAACGACTGGAATTATAGCGCGGTTGTAGCAACGACCCGCGTTGCGAACTTCTGCCAGATTTCGGAAACCTCGTTCATCATTTCCAACACTCAGGAAGTGGTTGACAAGGCAGGCCGCAAGTCTGAAATCGCCCGCGAAGCAGGCAAGAAAGGAACAGAACTTAAGATCGACATGGAGGTCATTGCGCTTTCCAACCAGGCATCGCTTGCCGGGTCGGGCAATGGTGCAACCAATCGTCGTCTTGGTGGTTTCCGCGCATGGCTTGCAACAAATGACCAGATCAACGGCGGTTCGTCCGGTGGTTTCAATACCGGCACCGGCATCGTTGATGCGGCAACCAACGGATCGCAGCGCGCATTTACCAAGGCCCTCTTGGATAGCTGCATTCTGGACACCTACAACGCAGGCGGCAACCCGACAACCCTGTTGGTCAGCCCCTACGTAAAGCAGGTGTTCTCGCGCATCATGGATGATGCTGACACCGCCCTTCCGCGTTCGGAAGTCAAGGGCAAGGATCAGGTCACCATCTACGCGGCTGCTGATATGTATATTTCGGACTTTGGCCCGATTGCCGTTGTTCCGAACCGTCAGATGGCCCGCGCGGGTGCAGCGGTTGCACGTAATGCGTTCCTGATTGACCCGAAAATGGTCACTCTGGGCGTTCTGCGTGATATCGAAGTCTACAAGCCTTCAATCACGGGTGACGCTGAAAAGCGCGCAATGAACGTGGAATACACGCTCATGGTCAACAACGAACGTGCACACGGCGTTGTCGCGGACCTCTTTGGCCTCACGGCTTCCACGTAATCTGAGAGACAAGGAGAAACGACAATGCCTTATCCTATTCAATCCCTGTCTGTCACTTCCAGCACGCTTACGTTGGACCGTGACATTCACGCAAACGGCCCGCTCATCGTTCTTGACCGTGCGGCAGGCGTAACCGTCACTCTCCCGGCTTCTGCCGGAACGGGTGACATGTACGAAATCGCAGTCGGGACAACTGTAACGTCTAACAGTTATATCATTGCGGTGGCCAACTCCTCCGACGTGATGCTCGGGGCAATTGCGATTGCAACCGACATTGCAGGCGTTACCTGCCCGACCACGTCAACCTCCGACACCATCACCATGTCCGGTTCTACTACGGGCGGCGTGCTTGGTTCGTATATCAAGCTGGTGGACATTGCCACAAACAAGTGGCTGGTTTCCGGCTCGCTGGTTTCGACCGGCGCGGAAGCAACGCCATTCAGCGCGGCGGTCTAATGACCTCTGGAGGGGCTGGCTTTGGCTGGCCCCTTCTTTTTCTCAAACAAGGAACGGACAATGAACAAGCCAACCCTTAGCCTTCCGTCACGCGATGAAGCGCCGGAAGTGAAGATTACCGCTGCCGAGCCTGTCAAGGAAACACCGGCAAAGCACATCAAGGTCGAACTCCTCAAGAACTGCAATTTTCTGAAAGGGTTCGTGGTTTATGATCGCGAAGACCCGGAAGATGAATTTTCCAAGCTGATCGCCCGTGAGCCTGACCCGCTGGAACTGAAGAAGGTTTGGGCCGGTGCCATCGTCGGCTTGAAGGACCCTGCGGAAGCGAAATTCTTCCTCAAGGCAAACGCGGTGAAAATGGCCAATGAAATCGCAGACTGACGTTCACGTTGACGGGTCGATGATACCCGACGACCAATGGACATTTGAACGCTATTCTACCGATGGGATGCGGGCATATTACACCTATGAAGACCCTGTTACGGGCATTGGTATTCGCAAGGCAGTGAACCTTGCGGAGCCTGTAATGATCCAACGCAATGTCGAGGAATTCAACGATAGCATCGGCAAGCGTTGGGGTGATGGCAGGGTTGCTGCCCGCATACCGATGAACAAGTTCTATCAGGACGTTGCGCCTCGCCTCAAGGAAGGCGATTTGGATTTTGTGAAGTGGTATTTGAATCACGAAAAAACCAAGCCGTTTCGCACTTTTAAGGGCAGGATATAAATGGCAATCACCAATTACGGCGAGTTAAAAACAGCAATCCGTGATTGGATGTTTGCCGATGCCGACATTGCGTCAAACGCGGCTGATTTTGTCACGCTTGCACAGGGCTATCTGAACCGCCGCCTGCGCTGCCGGGATATGATTACGCAAGCCACGCTTTCCATTGACGTGAACAACCTGTTTGCCCTGCCTTCCGATTATCTGCAATGGCGCAACCTTGTGGAAGTGGCATCCCTCCGCAGGCCCCTTTCATACATCACACAGGAAGAAGCGGATGAGGTCTACCCGGATCGGCCCAGCGGCCTTGGCGTTAACTTTACCATCATTGGCTCAAACATCAGGGTATATCCTGTTCCTGCTAATGACCTGGAACTGACCTATTATGCCCACCTCGGTGCCTTCCCAACCGATGCCGACACAGATTGGCTGCTGACCAAGTTCCCGAACCTGTACCTTGCAGCGGGCTGCATGATGGCGGCGGAATACCTCAAAGACGATGGCGAAGCACAGAAGCAACTGGCCATCGTGGACATGTACGTTGGGATGCTTTCGGCGGAAGATGACCTTGGCGAAATGTCCAACGCCGGAATGCACATTGAGGGGCATGTCTGGTGACGCTCCCGACCCAGCAAGTCCGGTGGGCGCAGTTTGCCCCGGACATGAGCGATTACAGCCCGGAGTTTTCCGACGCGATAAACAATGTCGAACCAAGGGCGGATGGCTATGGCCCATTGCCCAAGCTGGCAACGTTTGGCACGGCGCTCCCGGCTCGCTGCCTCGGCGCGTTTAACTTTCGCAGGGCAAACGGCGCAACCGACCTCTTTGCCGGAACGGCAACGCGGCTTTACCGCTATAACGTGGCGACGGCCTCATGGGATAACGTAACCCGCTCATCGGGCGGTGATTACGCGGTCCCAGATGGGAATTATTGGAACTTCACGCAGTTTGGCGGGCGGTTGATTGCGGTCAACGGATCGGATGCAACGCAGTATTTCAATGTTGATGGCGGCGGCACTAATTTCGTTGCCTTGACCAATGCGCCAATTGCAAAATACGTGGCAACGGTTGGCGATTTCCTGATGTTTGGGAACCTATCAACCAACATCAACGCAATCGCGTGGTCGGGCATTAATGACAGCGAATATTACACATACGGGTCTCGCGGTTCGGATACGCAGATTTTCCCCGATGGCGGGTTCGTACAGGGGATTATCCCCTACGGTTCCGGCGCTATTGTATTCCAGCGCGACAAGATCAGGCAGCTAAGCCGCGTACAGGGGAACTTGGTATTCACGGTTAGCATCCTGCATGAAAACATCGGTTGTTTCGCGCCGCAATCCATTGTTCGTGTCAGGAATGATTTTTTCTGGTACGATCAAGGCGGGTTTTTCCGGGGCATCGAAGCGCAGCCTATCGGGGCGGAACGGGTCAATCGGTTTACGCAGTCGGCGGCATCGGCAACCTATATCAAGCGGATGCGCGGGGCTAATGATCCCGTCAAGCAGGTTGTTTGGTTCGTTGTCCCTTCCGGCGACACCACGTCATTTCTAATTGGTTATGACTGGGGCCTAGACCGCTGGACGCAATCGGACGAGGCAGTTGACTTTCTTTTCCCCGCCATCACGCCGGGATATACCATAGACAGCATTGACCTGCTTTTCGGGTCAATGGATGCCATAACGATACCATTCGACAGCACGTTTT